GCAACTCGCCGGCGGTAAAGAAGCTGTAGGTGCTGCCATCTCCGTTGAGGTGGTCGTGCGCCATGCCCAGCGTCGTGTACTGCAGGCGCTCCAACTCCTGGCCCAACAGGTCGCGGAACGTGTCGTTGAAATCAACCAGCGCGTCCTCCAGCAGCGGCCGGATGTTCTGGTAAGCCAGGCGGCGCGATAGTCCCTCGTCCGGGACGCTCAGGCGGATCAGGTCGCGGATCCGCACCACACTCGCCACCAGTAGCGGGCGCAGACGGGCGAAAACATCCCGCTCGATCGACCGCAGCTCACGGTCGATCCGGCGCAGGTAAGCCTCGTTGTTCACTTGGACTTGTGCTTACCGGGCCGCAGTGGTGTCGGCAGCGTGCTGCTGCCCGTCTGACTGCCCTTGCCCGCTTTGCCGCTGGCCACACCGCCCTGCTTCGCACCCACGCTGGTGCTGGTGGAGCCTGGTGCCACAGGGTCGGGAGCGTGCTCAGCCTGCACCGCTGCCAGCTCGTCGGCCTTCTCCACCTCGCGGGCCATCTGCTCGTCCAGATAGTCCTGCGCCTTGGTGATCACCTCCTGGATGTCGATGTAGGCCGGCAGCACCTCGCCTTCTTGCAGGATGCGCAGCAGCGTCTCCTGGTCGATGGCGCCCTGCATGAACAGCTGCAGGTAGGCGGTGATCTGGTTGCCGTCGATCAGGCGGTTCTCGTAGTCCCGCGGAATCGACACCGTGGGTGGCTCCTTGCCCGCATACTCAGCGGCCTGAACCAGCATCACCTCGATGGCGCGGGCCAGGTCCTCGCTGATGATCGACATGATCGAGTCGCTGTCGATCCGGTCCAGACGCTTCGCTTCGGCCGCGGCGTTGGTGAGGTTCTGGCGGGCCAGAGTGCTGATGCCCAGGTTGCTGATCTGGTCCTCCATCGTCTGGAGACACTTCAGCTGCGACTCATACGCATCGGCGGTGGGCTCCACATACATCGCGTCGCCATCCGGCGGCAGCAGCACCGCGGTGTTGACCGACAACCCGATCGGGCGGCCGCTGTCCTCGTCAAAGCCCTTGAGCACCAGGATCGGCTGGGCGCCGACGTGAATTGCGTGGTGGTAGTCCGTAAATCGCTGGCAGTAGGCGATGTTCAGGTTCGCCACCTCCAGCAGCGGTGGGCGGCTCACCAGCGTCGATAGCCGGTTGCTGTAGACCGCCACCAGCGGGATCTCCTCCAGCGGGGTGGTGCCGCTGGCGTGCAGCTTCCAGCGACCTTCAATCGCGTCGTCGCGGCGCCACACTTCCCACCTGCCGGGCTCCAGCACGCGGATCTGCTCGATCACGTCCTCAGCGAACTTGCCCTTGCGCTCCACCACCGTCTCGAAGTAGCGCACCTGATCCAGGCGGCCCTGTGAACGGTTGCCGGCGGTGCGCCAACCCAGCACCTGCTGCGCACTGATCGGGATCAGATACGGCTGGCGGTCCTTGCGCTGACGCTCCTCCAGCAGCGTGCGCGGCGCCTCGTCGTCCGGGTAATCGACCACCGCGCAGGTGTGGCCGTAGAGCAGCGCATCCACCAGCAGGCGACGCGCAAATTCATTCAGCGGTGTGCCATCACCGGTGACATCTTTGACCCACTCGTTCCAATACTCCTGGTCGCCACCTTCAAGGTGAATGCCCTTGCGCAAGATGGTGCCCGCTGCTTGCGCTGCCAAGCGCTGCAGAAAAGGAGGCATCACCGCATGGAAGATGCGGCGCTGATAAGCGTCGTCTGGCTCTTCCGGTTCTCGCGGGATGATCGTTTCCGCGTTGGCGCGGATGGTCTTGGTGCCGCCGATGACCACATTGATGGTCTGCCAGAACGGCATCATCCCCAGCACGGCGCCGCTGTAAACAGACGGGTCCGCACCCATCTCTTCACTGGCGGGTACGGGGTACGGGTACTTCGTGGGGGTGTCCCGACGACCGACGGGTACGCCGGGCAGCGGGGCGTTCCAGTCCGAGCCCTGGGGGTAGGTGGAGCCGGAAGTTTTCATGGCTTCAGTTTATCGGCGTCGCTAAAAGGAAGTAATCGCGTTAGGTCAGTGCAAGACACCGCCAATGCCTTCGCTGAGGAGCAGATCAAACGCTCCGTTCTCGAATGCAACGACGTGACGGAGATGCGCCGCCTCACCCTGCAGGCGCTGGACCTGCTGAAGATGCAACGGCAGGTGTTCGATGCCGTGATCCGCTGGCCTGGAGCGTGACTTAAATTGGTTGCGGCAGCGGGCTGGCACCCCTGCCGCGTGACCACCTACTTCCGATAGGCGATGGCTTCGACACTACCGGCTGCTGAGCAGCTGTGGGAAGAGTTTGCGTACAACCCGTTAACGGGCGAACTGTTCTGGCGAGTCCGCAAGCAGGGCAGGCAACTCGACAGACCCGCGGGCACCTTTTCGCACGGCTACGTGAAGGTGATGCTTAACAGACAGCCCTTCCTAGGGCACCGCATCGTGTGGGCTTGGCTAACGGGTGATGACCCAGGTGATCTCTACATCGACCACATCGACAGGAATAGAGCCAACAACCGCTGGTGGAACCTGCGCCTTGGCACCGCGGAGCTGAACAGCGTTAACACTCCCGGCAAGGGGTATTACTTGGTTACTACTGAGCGACGAGGGAAGCCGTGGCGGGTTACTCGGTACACCGCCGCGGGAAAGATGTGCTGCGAACGGTACGCCACTGAGGCAGAAGCGAAGGCAAGATCGGAGGAATTGTTTATCACCAGATCCTCCACTTTGAATCCCCGACTCCCCATCGGCGCAAAGGCGCTAAATAGTTTATAGCGTAGCCGAGTGCATCCACAGGTCCTGAAATGTCCTCTTTGCCTCCGATCCCTTTTTCAGGTTTGCCATCCTTCCCATAGGCTTGTTGTTCCAGTGACTTGATCAGATATTTGCACTTTGGGTGAACCCGCAGGTTGTTGGCTAGCAACAAAACGTTGACACAGTTGATGCGATCTGCGACTTGCGGGTTTGCGGATTGCGCTTTTACGGTGAATCCTCCCTTCTTCAAAAGGGACAGGTCGGACTCTGCAGCGTTGGTGGTGGTGCGCTGCCGTGATGCGGCGTCTGGTATAACAACTAGATTCCCGTCCGCAACCTGACGGGGGTAGGTTTCCTTCAAAAGCCTTACGGCAGCTGGGGTGTCCTTCGGGTAGTGTTCAGCAACTACATGGAACTCGTCACCGCGACGCACGATTACTTCGGTGAAACAGCACCCCACATTGAAGTCAATGCCGATAAGAAGTCGATCTGTGTCAGCAATCTCGGTGTCGCACCAGTGCTTGTCCCGATCGAAGGCCGAGTAAACCGTAGTGTTCGCCAGGTTGGTGAACTCACCCTCAATATAGCTTGCGATGAGTTGAGGGTCATAGTTCTGATAAAGAGATTCGACGAAACCCTCTGGGAGATAGGGGTTGTCGGTGGTCTTGGCCTTAATTAGACGACGGTCGGGGCTATCTCCATTCTCGACGAAGGTGTTGTACATCCATCTGTAGCCCTCAGGCGTGCTTGCTACGGCTAACTGAGGCTTTTTACCACCGCGGAGACGGGCAAGCATCATTTCTGATGCTTTTTGCGCGATTTCTTGGCTAGAAGTATCAATTTCGTCAGCTAATACGAACGAAAGCGTTTGTCCACGGATGCGATTGTACGTTTCTGTTGCTCTACAGAGGATCGTAGTTGAGCCTCCGGGGAGGTGTAAAACGTATTCAGGTTGAGGTGATACTCGGAAGTCGTATTCGATCTTATATTCATTCAAGAAATCATCGAAAGCTCGCATAAAGACGTCCCGAATCATGATGTGAGTCGGTTCAAACGCAGCCCCCACCGTCCCGGGGTTGTCCATCGCCAGGAAGATGGCCTTGGCGCAGAGGGCGCGGGTCTTGCCGGCGCCGAAGCCGGCGCAAAAACCCAGGATCAGGTGCTTGTTGTCTTCAACGAAGTCGATCTGAGGGGGTAGGAGGCCCGCCAGGATGCGGGTGCGCAGCTGCTCGTAGGTCTCGGTGCAGCGGGCGTTGCGGTATTCGGGTGCTCCCAGGACGGCCCCGCCGGCGACTGCATCAAGAATCGACAACGGGGGTGGGTCGCAACTTAAGTAACTTTAAGTTGAAGGTCAGTTCTTGGTGTAGCGGGCCATCTCAGCCTCGAAGCGCTCTTCAGCGGAACGGGTGTCGGCGGCGCGAGCAGCCTTGTACTGCTGGTCCAGCCAGGCTTCACGCTTCTCGGCACTCCAAGTTGCAGGGTCGTTGGTGGTGCTCGGGGTGGATGAATCTGCTGCCAGAGCAATTCCGATAACCGGAATCAGTAAGAGGGACAGTCCGAAGGTGGCTGGAATTGCGACCACTGCAAAGATCGCAAGCATCACAACTTGGGGGCCGACAGCAGGGGCCGGACCGTTGCGATCGTGTCCCCGCACCCAGTAGGTCTTGCCGCTGCGGCTGGTGCGGTAGTGCCCGCGCACTCGCTGGTAGCGGTGCATCATCGCGGCCTTCCGATAACCCATAACACCCTTAAGTAACTTACCTAGATTTTACCCCGGAACCCGTAAGGGTGTCTAGCCGTTTTGGGTCCCATGCCGACCTGGGGGTAGGTGGGCTAAGGGTCACCTGGGGATAGGGGATAGGCCCTTAAGGGTTACTTTTCAGGAGTGGTTCCATCTATGACCGCGCCCCAACGCCCCCTGCCCGCATAATCGCTTGCCCCGGGGGAGGCTCGCGCGACGCGATCGGCTCGGATCCCGGGCGCGCACTAACGGGCGCGAGATTATCTGCTGCCTCTAGTCTCGCCTGTTTGCTTGGGGTTTCGGTTACCCCTGACGCCCAATGTGCTGTTGGTGAGAGAGTGCAGCGCTGGCGAAGTTGCCGGTCTCTGCTGCTGGTGCTGTGCTCCCTGGCGCTCGGCTGATTGCCGGGCTTGAGTATCAGTCCGGCTTGCGGTTGTGCGCTCCCTGGCGCGGTGCATCAGTACCGGTAAGCCTGGCCATGGTGGCGCGTGCCCCTGCAGCTGCGCTGTACTGCTTGCCCTTGGCTGCTAGGTGCGCCAGGTGCTCAAGCGCTGCCAGCTGCTCCGCTACGAAATCCTCTCGGTTCACGTCCCACATCTTGCGCAGGATCTTGCGAGCCCGTGTTGAGTATTCGTCGATAGTGGCGCCACTGACGCCCCATTTTGCACATAGCTCCGTATGTATGAGTCGCCGCGGCGTTCCCTCGCAGATCATCTGGAGAACAACGTCTACGCGACGTTCGATCTCCGCGTCGGTGACTCGTTTGCCTGCCATGCCAACAGTTTACGGATTGTGTCCTACTTAAGGCAATCCCGCCGACCGCTTGCCGTATGGCACTAACCCGTATATACTTAAGTCATCAGGGAGCCAAGGGTTCCCGATCCCCCTACCCCTTCCCCTCCGATGACCGTCCCCCCTATCTCCCCTGATCAAGCCGTTGATCTGGCAGCCCGCATGATCGCCGCTTGCGACGGCAACACCTTCTGCACCATCGGCCAGGCGGTGACCCTTGCAAACCTCGCTGAGCATCTGAGCGACGCCGCAGCGCTTGCGCTGAACGCTTACCTCGCTGCTGGTGCCGTCTCATGACCCGACGCGAGCATCTCTCCTATCTGATCCTCTCTGCTGCGCTGGTGTGGGGCTGCTGTGCTGGCACCCTGGCGCTGGTGGCTGCAGCCGATGCCCACCTAGCCCGCACCGCTTGCCTGCGCACCGCTGCGCTGGATCACTTGCCGCCAGCGTGTGACTGAGCCGCGTTGCGTGGTATCATTCCTTAAGTAAGGGTCTCGCCCTTACCGCCAGTCCCCCTACCCCTCCCTCTCCTATGGCCTTTCTGATCCGCAACGCCTACACCGGCGAAACCCTCACGCAAGCCCCGAGCCTGCAGGCTGCCCGCAACTACTGCCAGCAACGCCTCCTGCGCTCCGCTGCAGAGGATCGCACCCAACTCCTTTCTGGCATCGCTGCCGGTGTGATCTCAGTCTTTGACGCCCGCAACGGCAACTACAACGGCCCCGGCTTTTAACCCCATACCCCTTCTCGAATCATGCAAACCCCTGATCTCTCCGGCGTTACCCAAATCCTCGTTACCGGCCAGCGCGTCAGTTTCGAGCGTTACGAGACCGGCTGGGTTGTCACCGGCTGGGCTGTTGACGGAATGCCCGTTGCCCGTCAGCCGGTGCCCGAATCGCAGGTGCTCGAG